TTCCGATGGAATGTCATAATCAGCCGCGTTTCGAAGGCGGTAGTTTAGACCTGGAAAACAATCAGCGCTATTTCCGCCGGATGACACCGACGGATCGTTGTTAATGAATTTGTCATTAAAATCATAAGCGAAACCTTCGAGGAACATCTGTACCTGTGCTTCGATTGGGTCGATGATGGAGTTTGGCTGATTCAGCAAACGTCGATCAACGGTCAACTTGTTGCGAACAAGATACAACTGCTCTTCGTAAGACTTAGGCTTACTGCGGAACGCGACTGGCTCCGAGTTAATACCAGTCCAGTTAGGAGCAGGAATGTTAGCGTTGAGGTAACGCATTCCGACCTGGCGGAGGGATGGGCTGGTGTGAAGCGGAACGTCCTTAAGCGCATTCCACGTCTTATGCAAACTTTTTGTAATCTCTTTTACAAGATTGTCGTTGGAGACGGCTGCATAGTCTGCAAGTGTCAGCGCTCCGTTAAAGTCAATTGCCATACTGTTTGTCCTTTATTTACTAGTCTTTAGATATACCTAGCAGTTGCGAAATGGCAGATAGTCCTCGTTGTGCAGCTTGAGGCTGTGCAGCTGGCGCTGGAGTCCTTCCGCTATTCATTGGAGTAACTGACCCACCCTTGTTTAACCTGTTAGTCAAATCTGGGAGTAAAGCTTGGGCAGTAGCCTTGACTATGTTGTGAACCTGCTGTGCAGCTTGTGATGGGCTTACGCCTGACTGCACTAGACTCGCAACTAAGTCTGGCGACCGCTTAGCAAGAGGATACTGAGTTATCGCTTCAGTCATCTGCTTATCAAGCATAAACTGTTGCACTTCACCCATCTGTCTCTTGCATTTGCATCTGTTGCTCAGCAAGGGCTTTTTGGACATCAGCCGCGTTGTTAAAACCTTGGGAACGCAATTCATCGATAACGCCTTTCCAATCACCTAGTTCACTAGATGTTGCATCGGCTTGCTTTGCGCGCTCATTGACCTCTCGGAACCGCTCGTACGGGACACTACCGGGCTTGTCACCTTCTAGGCCAAGCAACTCGTTAATGACATCATCCGCACTAGCATTGCTGACTGTATCTGCGTTTAACGCCCCTGTCGCACCACCTTCAGGACCGGCGGCGTCCTGAATGAATTCAGCAAAAGCTCCACCAAGGTTGGCGTCAGACGCTCCCGCTGGTGAATCGGGAGTTGGCATCACCATCTCGTCAGACATTAGTTGTTTTCCTTACTTTACCACAACAGTTTTATTTTTTGTTTGCAGGTCGTGGCTTCTGCTTTCCTCCGGAAGTAGAACTTTGTGTCGGTTCCGGAGAAACTGCTTGCATCGCCATAGCATGATTTATGTCTGCAATCTTCTGTGCAGCGTATTCTTCTTGCTTCTGCTGGCTTTGCATTTGCATCTTTGCTTGCTCCATCTGCGCCTTTTGTTCAGCCAGTGTGGTTTGCTTTTGCATATCTAGTTCTGCTCGATGACCCTCAGCTTCTGGGTCATACTGTTGACCTTGAGGTTGCTGTTGCTGTGCCATCATTTGCTGTTGTTGCATCTCCATCATTTGCTGTTGTTGCTCTTGCATCTTTTCAGCCTGCCGTGCAAGATGCTCAAGGATTTCGCCGGTCTCTGGTAACTGCAACATCTTGACTACCAATGCATTGGTTTCCGGGTCGGCCGGATCACCAAACAGTCCCATTTGCCGTAGCGCCGCAATCTTCTGCAACTTCTGGTCAGGGCTATCTTCTTGCGATGACCCAGGTACATAAACAACCTTATACAGACCACCTTCACGTATAGCCTGGAAGTCAACAATCCCTTGCTGTGCTGGAGACTTACTATTAATTTGGTCATCGACACTACCTACAAATGGAGCCGGTGCAAACTCTTTAACAAGAGCAATCTCCCACTCTTTAATCTTTGCGATACTAATCTCAATGTCAGCACGAATATACGAATGCTGAGTGTTATCCGCACGCTGAAGTAACTTAACGGATTCTGCTGGCGTACCTGCTTGCGCTTGCCCCTGCGATACATCGTGTAGCCCGGCAACATCCATCATGTCCTTTTCGATAGTCTGCATGAATGGGAATAGGTCGCCACTTATTCCGGGAGCACGAGTAATCTGTGGAGGATGACTTCCGCGATTGTAATAAACCTTCCGGTAAGTCCTGTTCTTATCTTCAATTTCATCGCTCGTGTTGTTGAATGAATCAGCACCAATGTTACTGTTCCGCTCAACTAGCACATAGTCTTTTGTTGTTTCAAGTTGTTCTACAGCGCGTGAATACAGCCGGTTGTAGGTTAACTGTAATGGACACAAATCAAAGCCAAGGCTGTGACCGTATGGAGTGCCAGATCGAGGTTGCCACCGCAGAGGCACAAATGGGAACTCATCCTTCTTTTCGTATGGCCATTCGCCAGCATAAAGCAACGCACTGTTAGTGCTTACGATGAATCGCCCATTAGGATATTGTTCGGTCGGCTTTTCCCAATACTCATACACGACAGCGGCTTTACGCTTGTGGTCTGAGTTATTCAATCGTGCCGATGATGGTTGCACCCATCCGTATCCTGTATTGCCTAAGCCTTCCAGATACGAATCCACATAACCCGCATTATCTCCAGCAATAGCATCAGGAACCACCTTCTTACCAGCGTCGCCGTAATTGTCAACAAACCAAGATAAAGGACGAATACATGCATGGATAATCCACCTGACTTGGTCATCTGTTTGAGCTACTGGGTCATAGTAGACGTTGAAGCAGGGGATAATTTGCTCTTCAACATCTCCTATCGCCATTGACTTAAAACCTGTGACAGAACCATCCATGATTGAATATTCAGGAACCACCTGCTCGGCTTTAGCATTCCACCACACCTTTACGAACGAAGTACCGGTCACGCAGGCCCAGCGCACGCGCTCTTTAGTTTGTGTCTCTCTGCCAAACTTCCTAGTGTAATGACCAGCAATGAAGTTTGCTTCTTCACTAGCCTTCTGGTCGAACTCGCTATAGGACAGTGGCACTGCTCGAGCATCTGGGGCGCATTGTGTAAGTTTGCCGACTACGCCATCAATCAGTGGGCGCATCTTGTTTACGGTAACGTATCGCGCGGCTTCGTTAGGGTTTTGTAGGTTTACCAAGTTTCGCGTTTGGCTATTAATCCTAAACCATTGCCTACCTTCAAAAAACGCAAGAGCTTGAGTCCATTCAAGTTCCATTTCGAGGCGTGATGTGTATGCTATATCGAATTGCTTCTTGACGTGAGCGACAACTTTTAATGCATCTTCTTTGTCGTTTTCCGGACTGACTTTCCATTCAGACTTGCTATGGTCAATAGACAAATCATCGTCTTTGTTCAGTAGAAGATTCTCTACATCAAAGCTTCCTGCCTGACCTTTTGGTTGAGGTGCTTGTAATGCAGTCATCTTTGGTTGTTGCGTACGCTGTATAGCAGCTTGCAATATTTCACGAATATCCATCACAAATACCTATTTTCCTTGTAATACCAGGGCGTTTTAACCAATGACTTTAAATACAAGTATATTGTAAATTGCAATGCCACTGAGCCAGCCAAAAGAAAACACGCAAGAATCGCAAGGGCAATCATAGGTAATCCTCGTTCTTAGCCTCTTTCAACCAGTGTGGCTTTGTCTTAGGATTTAGTACAACCTCGTCACATCGGACAGGATACTCACGCCACATAACCCCATAACGACAAGAGTCAAGAGCGTGGTCGCTCTTAGTTCCATTGTCGAGATCTTCTGGGTCTTTGGGGTCAGCCATCGCACCTTCTATTTCACGAATCAGGTTAGGACAACTGTTCCTCAAAATTCGGAACCTGGGTGTCACTACGCCGTCAGTCATGCGCGTAGCCGCAAACCATTCTTTGAGGCGTCTCCAGCCAGCCTTACGGTCTTTGACAGCACGTACTGCCGGCAGGCCTTTACGCCACCAAACCTCGACTGGGTACTCACCAATGCGTTGGTCGTACTTCTCTGGAGGGAATGTGTTACCCCAGTCAAACGCAATGGCTTCTAGTTTGGTGTTCCAGACTCCTCCTGGGATGTCCTTATCCACAGGAGCGGCCATGTCTCTAGCTCGCAGTAACTCCAACGCGGCGTCGGCTTGTTGACTAGATACCATTCCATTCTTATAAACTTCACCAATGACATAGACGTTCTCCAAATCGTCGGATGCATATAACAAGAATGCCGCAGGACTATTGGTTCCAAAGTCATGCGACGCCCACACGCGCCACCACGGTTTAACATCAACAATGTCTACAACATGCCAAGGGTTACCCTTTTCATCATGCTGTTTAAATTCAGGGAAGAATCGTCCGCCAACACCAACGTCATGCTGGCATTCACGCAAAAACGAAATGAGTCCATAGTCATCAATCTCACGCTGGCAGACTTCAAGTGACTTGTGTTCCCAAGATGCTGTGCCCCCAGTAATCTTGTAACCCATACGACCGTTCTCTTTTTCAATAGGTTCGTATCGGAGATCGATAACTGCTGGGACGATTGGACTTTGGATTCGGTTTTGGAGCATGTCAAGTTCACCAGAGATGACTTGGCTCATGACTGAGTTTGCGTGGATGCGGTTTTGAACAAATACAATAGCGCAGTCGTTTGACTTTGCAGGAAGAATTGTTTGCGTTATCGTGGCAATTTTTTTATCCACGCGAGTAACACTGTCATCAAGTTCGTCAATGTCATCCAAAATAATAAAATCAGGCCGTAGGTGATCCAACTTAACACCGCGAGCACCAGTGTCAAGGCCAAAAGCCAATACGTTAAATCCATTTGCGGTTCTGAGCTTTGACGCATTCCAGCCTTTTGAAAAGCCATAACGGTTCATAGCCCTTTCGATGCCACACCGTTCCATCGTAGTTGCAATGTCTGTTACGTGGCGGTCAGCAGCTTCTTGCGTTGAACATACATAGAGAAGAAATCGCCTTGACCCCTTGACGGCGATACGGGCAGAGATAAGTTCCATTGTGGTACTCTTCCCGCCTCCACGAAACCAGCACTCTATAAGCGCTGGCGGTGGCTCACCCTGAGCAATGTTCTCAGCCCACTCCCAGGCGCGCTTGTGGTGTTCACCTAGCCCGGAGCTTGCTGCGTGTGGAGCATATGTCTTCAGCCACTTCTGATAGTCTAATTCGGCGCCGTTAATGGAATATGCCCTCCCGCTGTTGTAGTCACCTGTGTCGATAATGTCCTTTAGCCTAGCGTCCATTGCTTCCAATAACGCATTTGCCAACGGTTTGTCGGGTCGTGCAAACTGTTTAAAGCGTTTAGGCGTTAGTTTCTCTAGGTCTCTAAGATTCACTTATAATCTCCGCGTCAAGAACCTCTTCATCAGGCGACTGATAAACCTTAAGTAACTTTTGAAATCCTGCTTGTATGGCAATCAGTTCCTCTGACGACCGCACATTATCTTTGACAATTTCCAATACCTGCATGACCAAGGAAAATGCTTGGTCAATCTCCAGAGTATACGCCTTTGCGTGCATCATTCTTTGTTCTGCTTCAACAATTTCTACACGCTTGTCAATTAATTCAATGACATCGCGACTTGCGTCATACATAGAAAGCGTATCTGTCAGCACGTCTCCAATTTGCTCAAAGGCATCTACGAAGTCTGGACTACCTAATTTACTGTGGGCTAAGCCATAAGCCGCTTGGACTTTCTTGTATTGGTCAATCCCAACACCTTCGGATGCGGCTTCTGCACGCTTATCCATAATGGCAGTAATAAATGCAGCGTCATCTTTTAGGCTAAACAAGTCTACGTCTTCACGTAATTCATCAATTCGCTCCAGTAACTTTTGACCGACAGTACTAAAACGCTTGCGATTATTGCTTTGCAACCCCGTAACGAAATTGGGGTGTGCGGGTCCAATCAGCGATTTGCCGCCGTGATACTGGCAGTAATCTCTGCCCTTCATTGCACGTGCATTACAGTGCCGAGTCGTGCCACTTAGTGCATCTTCAACTACGATGCCATTGCATAACTTTGTTTTTGTCGAACCATTAATCTTATAACGTTTACCGTCGATAACTGTAATCTCTGACATAAAGTCATATTACCGCCGTCTGTCCCAACTGTTATAGCCGTATCCGGTTTGTTTTCCGCCAGTAAGTCTTGACGCTTGCACTTGATTTTCAGGGCTTGTGAAATCTCTTGGCATACTCCCAAACTCTACGCCTGTTCTTAAAACGTCCGCGCCAGTTGCACCATACTTTCGTTTTGCATCTTTTATGCGTGCTTCTATTTGCTTTACAGACAATCCTGTACGCTTACCTTCTCGAACGATGCCTGATGTAATTGCTGACAGTTCTGCTGCTCGTTTCTGCGCAAGTCTCCATACGTCATCAGCGTTGTCATGCCCAAGGTTGACGTTTTTGTTATGCTCGTATACGCCTTGGTTATACTCTCGATCATAGTCGTCGTATGCTTCGTCTGCACCATGATGAATTGGAATTTTGTATCGATCTGGTGAATTAATACCAGGAAGGTTAACGTCTCTTGCTACGACATTAGCAAGTTTATTGACGGCATTGGCCTTTAATAGAAACGGCATCGATCCAGGTATTGGTAGTGACGCGGCATCCATGACCGTTTGTGCTGGAACATCTAAGACGTCAGCAAGCCCACGAGTTGCAGCCGCGTATTTGCCTTCTGGGTCATATGCACTATGGAATAGGTCGCGAGCCGCATAAGGGTCTAGGATTTCCCTGCCTTTTGCTATGACGTCTTCCCATCCACCTTTTGCTTTTGTGATTGTAGCCCCAGTCCGCCCACCAATCCCATTTGCGGCCATGTCTAAATACGTGCCAGGCATCATGTAGTGAATACCTTGCTCTAAAGATTTACTTGGAGCAAATGCCTGACCTGCTCCCATTGCCGACACTCCTTGTAGTCCAGTCATGCCAGCATTACCTGCAAATTGCCTTGCAGGTTTAGTTGCTGTATTGGCACGTTGTAGTAAGCCTACAAGTTGTGTTAATTTATTTCGCTGGGGCATTGTATTTTAACCACAGTGCCGCAGATGCAGCACCACTCTGACCTGGCTTTGATGTGATTCGCTTGGCTTCGTTTATCTTGTCTTCTTTACTCATGTATGAGTATTTGCTATCAAACAAATCCATCACTTGTGTTTGTATTGCTGTAGGCGCTGGCAAGCCAGCCGGTTGCGCTGGTCGCCCACCAGACTGGGCTGGCTGTTGTGGGCCTGATTGCTTTACTACATCTTCAACCATTTTGTCCGCAGCATAGTTGTCAGCAGCACCTTTAATTGTAAGCCCACCGACCATTACGCCTGTGCCAATCTTTGTGCCTAGTGGCGCTCGTGCAACACCACGCACAATATTCCTGCCAGCCGATTTGACCGCTTGCATGCCAGTTCCTGGAACTGTGACTTTAGGAAGGAGTCTTTTTAATCCAGTTGGTTGCAGTTGCTTTACTGCTTGTCGATAAGCACCTTGTCGTTCCGGATATGTTTCTGGACCTACAAAGTTATTGCTTTGCGTTGCCATAGGACGTGTTCTTGTCACAGGTTCAGGTGCAGGTTCTACGGGTGGCACTGGTGGGTAAACTGACGATTGCATTTGCAACTCACGTTGACCAGTAATAGCAGATGGGTGCCCTTGAGGTAAACGTTGAGCTATCTCATTGAATGATGTTCGCGGGCCGTCAGCAAATCCTTCATTTGTAATTAATGAAGACGTAGGCGCTGTTGACCCTAACGCGCCCTGTCTTATTGCGGCAGCACTTGTCCCTTGCCCAACCATGTTAATTCTGCGTTTACCGTCTACGCTGTCAATTTGTGGCATCAACCCGCCTGCAGCTACATGCTGGGACGCAACATCTTTTATGACTTGCCTTCTACCGACTTTGTCTTGCGCTTGACTCAGGACAGTTTGTTGCACTGGCACTATTAGTTGATTTATGGCTTCACGC